GCTTCTGATTTTATCTTTACTGATAAATTTAGTCCACTACTATTTGTTGATGTTTCTACATCTCTTGTATCTTTTCTTGCTCCAAACTTTACATCTCCATTATTTATACTTACTTGTAACCACATTAGATTTATCAACTCAAGTTCCTAATGCTGAAATTTGGAAAATGGATAAAGAATTCAACATCGTCGAAACATATAATCTAGACGAAACATCAGCATATATGAGAATGGTTAATGTAGATGATGTCTTGTATATTGTGGAAGCACTTGATGGACGTAATTCTAATGGGGAATATAAGTCCGGAAATAAATTATTGGTTTTTGATTTAAAAAGTCAGAGTAAGAATTATATCGATATTCCTGAAAAGTATCCAACAAATATTCACTATGATGCTAAAAATAATCAATTGATTATAGAGAATGAGGGATTGTATAATGGCGAATTTTCCTTTACTACAGTCAATCTAGACAATTTAGAAAAAGATATTATTCATCTGGAAGGCTTTAGTACAGAGCAATATATTACACCGTATTTTACATTTAAAGACAACATCTATTTTTCAGACGAAGCATAAACAAGATTCAAGGCTTTGCGGTGTGCCTTGAATTGACCCCGAAACACCGCAAAACTTTTTTTCAACATTAACTAAAGGAAAACAAAATGAAATTCCAAAACCTGAAAAACAAAGCGAAGTTCGCTCTGGCAACCGTTGCCGTTTCTGCAATGTCTGCTCCGGCTATGGCTGATACAAACTTGCTCGATACCGCCTCTACAGAAATTGGCGCTTTGAAAACTGGCATTATCGCATTTGGCGCAGTTGTAGTTGGTTTGGCAGTTGTGATTGCAACTATTTCAGTTGCAAAACGCGTTATCAACAAAGCATAAGGTGCAGATATGGGACATCTGGTTGGCCGAATCTGCTATGAAAAAGCAGAAGAAGCAACAAATGCCGTGATGACCCAAGTCGTACCGACAATAGATAAAGACGGGGTGTTACATCACCCCGTTTTTGACGGTACAACTTGGAAATATAACGAACAAGTAGTTATTCTGACATTTCCTTTATGTGATAGCCAAGAATATTACAACCAAGGAAAACAGATAGGACAAACGCTTTTATTACCTTTCATCGGCTTATTAATTGTAGTCATTGTTTTAAAAACTATTAAAACCGTAGAGAAAGAAAATGAATGATACCCGAAACAGCCTTTATTCTCGGATTACTGCCTTACCTGTGCGTAGTGCTGTGCTTGTATGTTTTGGCGCGCAAGTTTTAAGTCCGTTAACAGCGTTTGCAGAAGTCGGACTTCCTCCGCCGGCACAACATCAAAACGCAGGTTTCCCAAGTGACCAAGCATTGCAACGTCGTGGCTACGATCCAAAATCAGGCATTTGGAAAGTTGATGTACAAAACAACGGCAAACCGACAGTAACAAAAAATGGTGGAAATATTAATGGTAGCCAGGGCAAAAATGTAACGGTTACAGGTCGATATGGCGAAACTGGTACGATGAATACGACTGTTAATCAACGGGTAAACGTTGGTAAAGTTGAAACTGTATTGGGTGGAACATTGGCCGGTGCTACCGCTATGGGTGGGGCTATTGGTTCTGATTATGCAGCATGGACATATAAAGATATAAAAGACGGTAATTGGGCTGGAGCAGCTCGCAATGGTGTTGGTGCAATTCTTACAGGTTTATCAAAATTAGATATAACTGGTTTGGGAGCAGGAATTAATTCTTTTTTAGATAAAACAGGATTAAGAGATGGGGCATCACAAGAACAAGTATCAAATGCGATTCAAAAAGCAGAACAAGCCCAACGCCAAGCAGAAGCCGAAGGCAACTATCAAAAAGCTGTAGCACAAGCAGCAGCTAAAAAAGCAGCAGAAGCAGCAAAAAAAGCGCAACAACAAGATCAACAAAAGAAAGAAGAACAGAAGAAAGACGAAGAAGCAAAAAAGAATGGAATGATTAAATATCAACTGATAGTAAATATAAATGGAAGTTATCAAAACTATGTTTTCTATTCTAAATTTGATGTGAATATAAATGGTTCTCAAGGTAATACATTGAATAACTCTCCTGCTTATTTAGGTCGTTTTGTATCTCATGTTGATATCAACATTCCCAATTCATCTCCTTCAAGAATTTCTGTTAGCACTCCGTCAGATAAACATGTCTATGTTTATTACAAATCATATAAAGAAGGTACAGTTCCAGAAGCAGAAAAAGAGAAAGTCGCACAAAATCAAAGCCAAGTAAAACCTGAAGATTTCATGCTGACACAAAAAGAAATGTTAGACATTCTTAAACGTATGCTTGAAAACAATCAGACAAACCATGCCGAGTTGATGAACCAACTGGCAAAAATGGGCGTTATGAATCAATCTGCCGAGCAAAGCACATTTAGCCCTGATACCGCACTTAGTGCGCCGTACACCCCTGAAGGCAGTAGCACCCCACAACAAACAAGATTCAAAATGAATCAAGATGGCACTGTGGGAGTTGATTATGTGCCACGTCCAGATTTAAAGCCAAACAGTCCAGAAGCACCGAATAAGCCCGAAAAGACAACACCTAGCAGACAAGAGAGTCCGGACACGCCAAACGCACCAAATAGCCCTAATTCTCCCAATACACCGAATGAGCCGAACAGTCCGAATAGTCCAAACAATCAACAAACGCCAAAACAACAAGAAAATGGCCTTTGTTCGATTTTCCCAAATATCGCAGCGTGTGCAGATTTGGGCGAGGTTGAAGCGCAAGAACCTGAAGTTCCCCAAAATACGATCGATATAGGCTCAATAAAACCAACTGATACCTTTAAAACAGACGGCGTTTGCCCATCTCCCAAAACCTTTGATATGGGTATTTTAGGTACTTTTGAAATGAGTTATGAGAATGTTTGTTACATAGCTTCAAAAATTAGGCCAATTTTAATTTTAGTAACCATTATTAGCTGTGGTTGGGCTGCTTATGCAGCAGTAAAGGAATTGTGATATGTGGGCAAAGTTATTAACCAGCGTATTAACGACTGTTGCAGGAAAAATCATGTCAGCGGTAGGACTAAGTTTTATAACTTATGTAGGTTTAGATGCCCTTCAGAATCAGCTTATGCAGGCCGTATCTCAACAAGTAGGCGGTTTGACAGAGGATTCCTTGCAAGTGCTTTACATTTTAGGAATAGGAGTTTGCCTAAACTGGATTTTCGGCACATTCACATTTATAGCTTCGCTCAAAACAATGTCCAAACTGTCAGCGATAATGGCAAGTAAATAAAAGGGTAAATTATGCTTTATCTAATTACAGGTGTTCCTGGCTCGGGTAAAACCCTAAAAATGATTTCAGACCTTATGAATAGGTCAGATTTAAAAAACCGTCCGCTATATCTTGACGGTATTCCCGAAGTAAATGACAAAATTATTCCTAACCTGCCTATTCCAGAAGGCGAAAGTATGCAGACTTGGCATAAATGGGCGCCCACTGGCGCAATACTCGTTATTGACGAATGTCAGCGCGTATTCAGGCCACGGCCAAGCGGTTCAAAAGTTCCCGATTTCGTAGCAGAACTGGAAACGCACCGTCATAGAGGTATTGATATATTCCTGCTTACACAACATCCGCGCCTAATAGACGTTAATGTACGCAGTCTGATAGGCCATCATTGCCACATTGGCAAAACCAGTTTGGGCGTGCGCCGTATGATTGAATGGGAAAGGTGCGCAAATCCAGAATCTAATAGCGACGTCGCAAATGGCGTTAAAAGCGTTTATAAACTTGATAAAAAAGCATTTGGCGTTTACAAGTCAGCAGAAGAACATACGAAGATTAAGACAAAACTTAGTAAAGTAGTTTTTATCTTCCCTTTTGTCCTTGGCGTGATATTAATCTGTTGTTTTTATGTATGGCAAAGCTGGAAAGACATCAGCGCCCCGATCGAAAAACCGAAAACGGAAGTTTCCGCCTTGGCGGAAAGCCCTAAAACGGACGGTACGGCAACCGCTCCAGCGGTGGACGGAACGGACGGATTAGGGCAATACCCGAAACAAGAAACAAAGGTAGAAGAACCGCCGAAACCGCACATAAGCGAGGACGACTTTAAACCGAGAATAGAAGATAGGCCAGAAACAGCGCCGATGTATGACGGAATGAATAAAGCCGTTAAAACCATGCCTTGGCCGTCAGCGTGCGTAAAAAGCGATAATGGCTGTAACTGCTATACAGACCAAGGTTCTAAGATTGCAGAAATCAGTAAAAAAACCTGTTTAAGCTATATTAAAGATGGCTTGCCCTTCAATCCTTATAAAACTAAACAAAACGAAGCATTAACGGCTGATTCAAATTCATCAGTTTCAGAAAAACCGCAAGTCTTGACAATGGGTGGAAAGAGTCCGCAGAATTTGATGTATGACGGATACGAAGAAAAAGCCCTAAGTAACGAGGGCGGAAAGGTTAATTAATGAATTCGGGTATAGCTTTTTTATTAGGAATTTGGGCTGCAACAACCTATGAGCGTAAAGGCTGGCGAGGATTTTTTAAGTATTTCGTTTTTCCGATATTCATAATATCGTTAATAGGAGCAGCAGTGATTATTTATTATGGATATAACATAGCCAAATAGCCCACCTAAACACAAGTCAGGGGGAGGACGTCCAGAAAGATTTGTAAAGACAGCTTTATCGTCTTTATAAATCTTTTTGGATACCCCTTGACGCTAGCCCACCCAAAAACGCTTTAAAGAAGGGTTGGTGCGGTTTTTTGCGCCAACCCCTGCCACATGGCGAATGTCGCCGAAGGCAAGCACACGATAAGCTTCAAGCCCTGAATGAGTAAATCAGCCCATTGAGGGCTTGGCGTTTGACGAAACACCAAGTAAAGCCCACGACTTCGAAAGTACGGCCAAAGCGTACAGCTTGTAGCAAAGATAGAAGCGTGGGCTTTCGTACATCTTAAGTTTGAACACTATCTAGGGCAAAAAGCCCGAATTAATAAGGTAAAACCATGTACTTAGGAATAGACGTTTCAAAGCTCACAATAGATTGTTGTTTGATTTCAGACGGCCAAAATCATCAAAAGAAGTTTCAGAACAATAAAGGAGGATTTGAACAATTAACAAAGTGGCTACAAAGTCATAAAGTATCCGATAAGCTCCATTGCGTGTGCGAAGCAACAGGCACATATTACGAAGCATTGGCAGAATATATTTATGCACGATATACAATTACCGTAGAGAATCCACGAAAGATAAAAGGATATGCGATAGCAGAACTACAACGATCCAAAACAGACACACAAGACGCAAAGTTGATAGCGCAATATTGCCAAGACCGAAAGCACAAATTAAAAGCATGGCAACCGCCGGCAAAAGAACAGAAGCAATTACAGGAAATCGCCCGATATTTAGATTATCTAAAACAGCAACGCGCAACAGAAAAAGCCAAACAACACGAAGCACCCGACTATATCAAATCCCATATTCAAACAACTATTTCAAACCTGACAGCACAAATACTGACAGTCAAAAAACAATTACTCCAGTTCTACAAAGACAATCCAAGTTACAACAACTTGCGCAAAAGGCTGAAAACAATAACAGGCATTGGCGAGCAAGCGACAGCCGTATTACTATCAACCTATAAAAGACATGAATTTAAAAATGCAAAACAGTTCACGGCTTATCTAGGTCTAGACCCTAGAAAATATCAATCAGGAACAAGCGTAAACGGAAAAAGCAGAATATCAAAAATCGGAAGTTCGGAAATACGGAAAAGCCTTTATATGCCTGCCGTTGTCGCATATCGTTGCAATGCCTTTCCAGAATTTGTAGGCCGTCTGAAAAAGAAAGGGAAGCATATCAAGCTGATATTAATCGCCATCATGAGGAAACTGGCGGTAATAGCGTTCACGCTTTTTCAGAAAGGCCAAGATTTCCAAGCGGAAAGATATAAATGAAAAATTAAACCGGGCTTTCACCGGCGATTTTTAATTTATTGAAAATAAATCATAAATCAAAACATTAAATACATTTAAAACAAAACAAACACCCCGAACAAGTCGGGGTGCGTATTCTTGCAACGTCAAGAAATGTAAAGTTATTTGACTGTGCAATACACTATCTTTGCTGTTGTCTTATTTTGCGATTCAGTTGCGCTTTCATGGTATGAATATGATAATGAACGTATATCCTCGGTTTTAGAAAGGTCGTTTCTCATGAAAGATTTTGCCCGTTTGCTC